ATATAGTGGGTTCATATCTCACTATGCCGGGAGCAGGTCAAATTATTTGCTCTGTTTTATAACCCATAGACTCTAGTTTCAGCCGGGCCTCTTCTGCGACCTGCGGAGAAGAATTAACGTTTATAATGACATTGGAGCTTTTTTCGTCTTCATTGGATCTAAAGCTGCCGATGTATACTTTGACTGGGTTAGTAATGGGCCTAGGGTCATTAGACAGGGACATGCGCCTAAAAATTTCGGCACTTACCTTTTTGCAATCTTCATGCAGCTTTTGAATTTCTTGTTCTGTGCTTCTCGTGACTACACGGAAGCTTTCAGGCATGCCATCTTTCATGATCAATCTCCAGTTGATAAAGTTTTTGCAAAGTTAAGGTTTAGCAAGCGAGACGAAAGCGTTAAACGAATCCAGATGAAAATTTAATCGGATAGTTTTAATCGAAATAACTGAGCTTAAGAGCCTGATAAAATATAAATTCCCTACACTGATTACAACAACTCAACAACTCAACAACTCAACAACAGAGTTGGTTTGATCTTTTTCGCCCCTACCAATCAATACAACCCTCACCCGTGAACCTGTGTGGTAGTGGGCGACCTTTATACGCGAATGGCCGCAATCGTGGCGTTCTCATTGTGATCAACTAAAGCTGCGTCGGGCATTTAGCGGCGGGAAGGCTCGGGGAAGTTTCTCAGGTGACAGTGAGAAGTTTAACCGGGTTTGTTCTGTTCACAATGTCATCAATTCCTAAACAGAATAAGCCCCGCTCAGGGGAAATAGGATGAAACGACGCATGCCTTACAAATCTGATCCGGGCTTTATAGCTGCATTGCTGGCACTCGGTATGACCGTGCTGGGTTCGGTGGCGGCTTATGCCTACAAAGTTTTAAGCGGAGAGAGCTTCAGCTGGCGCACGCTATGCCTGCAGATGATTGTCTCTATCTTTGCCGGGTTCCTGATGATGCTGCTGGCCGTGTACTGGCAGTGGCCGCAGGAAGTGACCGGCGCAATCTGCGGCATGGCCGGCTGGTCCGGCTCATCTCTCATCAAGGCACTGGAAAAGCGTTTTCTGCAGAAAGCTGCAGGCGATGCGGGGGCGGCTGAATGATTACTCTCAATCAGTTCCGGCGGGCAACCGGCATCAGCCAGGCGCTGGCGGATATGTGGTTCCCTCACATATCTGCAGCAATGGATGAATTCGGCATCAGCACGCCAAAGCGTCAGGCACACTTTCTGGCGCAGGTGGGGCATGAGTCTGCCGGTTTCACTAAAACCGAAGAGGGGCTGAATTACAGCGAGAGCGCTCTGAACGCTATTTTCGGTAAGCGCATCACGCCCTCACAGGCGAAATCCTACGGCAGAAACAGCGCTCACCCTGCTGACCAGTGCATGATAGCCAGCATCATCTACTCAAACCGCAACGGAAACGGCAGTATCGAATCCGGTGACGGCTACCGGTACCGCGGGCGCGGGTTGATTCAGATTACCGGGAAGAAAAACTACTCGGCCCTGAATACTCAGCTGAGCGCCGACCTTATTGCAGCGCCGGACCTGTTATCAGGCAGGGCTCTCGCAGCACGGTCAGCGGCAGCCTGGTGGAAAAATCACGGCCTGAACGAGCTGGCAGACGCGGGGAATGTCGATCGCATAACACGGGTTATTAACGGCGGCCTGAACGGTATCGACGACCGGCGCCAGCGTACAGCCCGCGCACTGGAGGTGCTATGCAGAACATGAACGTTATCCGCATCCTGATCCCCGTTATCTTCGTGGTCATCATCATCGGCTTCATTGCAAAGCTCGGCTATGACAATCAAATCCTCACGCAGAGGAATGAGCGTCTGCGCCTGCAGAACACAGAGCTGATGTCCAAAAACACCGATCTTGCCGGCACGATTAAAACGCTGGCGGCGCACGTTGGTGAGCAAAACGAAATCGTCCGCGCTGAGACAAAGCGCCGGGCAGCCGCAGAGATGAAGCAGCAGGGGCTACAGGATGAGGTTAAGCAGGTGTTACGCGACAGCACGTGCAGCGTTGTGCTTGTCCCTGATGATGTCACTGACAAGCTGCGCGACCAGGCAGATTCAGTACGAAGCGGTAAAGGAGCCACAGCTGCCGATACCGGCAAGCCTGCTAAGTGAATGCCCGGTACCGGTTATCCCAAAGCCAATGACCTACGGTGACAGCATCCTGCTCAACTTCCGGCTGCTGGATTCGCTGGATGAGTGCAACGGTAAGCTGAGAGCCATCAGCAGAATTGAAGAAATCAGAGCCTCGCAATAGCGGGGCTTTTTTGTACCTGCAGTAAATCCCGCGCCATGCCCGGCGCATCAAACTACACAGAGCCTTTCAGGAATCAGCTTCGGAGATAACCGTTATAAGCGGCGGCTTCTCTGTGGGCGGTTATCTGGGCAACGAGGCTTATTCGCTAAAAGGTAGAACGCAATGAGTAATCAGTTGGCAACTATTGACTTCCAGGACATGGTCTCCGTGTCAGGTGATCGCGTCATCACTACATCCCGCAAGGTCGCTGCATACTTCGAAAAGCAGCATCATCACATCATCCAGAAGATTGAAAAACTCGACTGCTCAGATGAATTTCTAACCAGCAACTTTTCGCGGGTTACCTATGAGCACAAGGGGAATCAGTATGTTGAGTATGAAATCTCAAAAGATGGCGCGATGTACATCATCATGTCTTTCACCGGGAAGAAGGCTGCCGTCATCAAAGAGGCGTTTATCAAAGCCTTTAACTGGATGCGCGAGAAGCTGATGGAGCTGGCTCATTCCTATCAGCGAGAGCATAACGAACTGATGCTGGAGCTGATGAAAGAAAAGGATGTTGCCAGCATGTCTGGCCGTTTGCTCAACAGATGGGGCCGCGTGAAAAGACCTCAGCTTATGGCAAGAATTGAAAGGCTGGAGCGGCAGGCTCAAATCACTATCCCTGGACTGCCAAAGTGACCATCACTCCTCACATCTGAGGGATGTAACTGAGAGCCACTTTCACAACGGCTTTCATCACAAGGCGCATTTGCGAGTGCGGAATATGTTAAAACGATTCGCCTGAACACTTACCAATGGCAGGCGTGGTATAAGGCCGCCCAGTGAGCAGCCTTAAATTTTATTTGTATCCGCCTTCGGAAAGGAAATCTATTCCTGACGAATAAATACGAGTTTTGTAAATGTTCACTTGATAAGTTCTAGGTGTGTAATCGTAATCAACCAATACCTCTGTATCAATGTAACCCTGTTCCATAAGGTATTGGAAATGACCAGCCACTTTGCGGAAATCCTCTTGGCCTTCGCAAACACGGTTGAGGGCATCCGGACTCATAGTGCCAGGATATTCCTCGGCCAGTGTGGCTAGTATTTTATTAAGTAAATCTTTATCTACCTGCATTTAAGCTCCCTCTAAGAGAAAATTAAATGGCACTCACCGACAAACAAGAAATGTTCTGTCGCGAGTACCTCATCGATTTGAACGCCACACAAGCGGCCATTCGGGCGGGGTACAGCGAAAAGACCTCGAACGAGCAAGGCGCCCGACTGTTAGCAAATGTTAGCGTCCAGAGTAGGATCTCTGAACTGAAAGCTGAACGCAATGATCGCATCGATATTGATGCCACTTATGTGTTGAGGCGGCTGATTGAGATTGACCAGATGGATGTGCTCGACATCCTGCTGGCTAATGGTGAACTGAAGCCGATAGCGCAATGGCCCAAAGTCTGGCGTATCACACTGTCAGGTATGGATGTCACTGAGATGGCTGGGACTGATGCCGCTGGCTTACTGAAAAAGATTAAGTGGCCTGACAAGGTCAAGAACCTTGAGCTGCTGGGCAAGCACGTTACAGTGCAGGCATTCAGGGAAAGCGTTAAAAGCGAGCTCAGCGGTCCTGATGGTTCGCCTATCCAGCATAGCGTGGTAGTGAATCCAGAGGAGTTAACCGATGAACAGCTTGCCGCAATTGCAGGCGGTAAGTAAGCAGCAGGCCGCTCAGGAGTTACTCAGAAGGCGTCAGGCTCGTAGTGGCCTCCACCAGTTCATTCAGTACATCAATCCTGATTACATCGTCAGCCAGTTCTCAGAGACGGTCTGCGCCGCTCTGGATGGCTTTATAGCCGATATGGTTGCAGGCGTCAGGCCAATTCTGATTCTGGGTGCGCCACCGCAGCACGGTAAGTCTGACATCGTTTCGCGTTATCTCCCGGCTTATTTCTTCGGCAGGCATCCGGAGATGCGTGTCGGCGCATTGTCATATTCGTCCGATCTGGCTGGCGACATGAACGCAGACGTTCAGCGCATTATGTCCACGCCTGAGTACAGGAACCTGTTCCCTGATTCATGGCTGGGTAATAAGACCTCTGATGGCGTGGCTGTTAAGCGCAATACAAACGAGTTCGGTATTGCCAACCACAAAGGCACATACGTGTGCGCTGGCGTGGGCGGCCCGCTGACAGGTAAGAAAATTGACCTCGGCATCATTGATGACCCGATAAAGAACGCCAAAGAGGCTCTCAGCCCGACCACAAAGAAATCCATCTGGAACTGGTACGTATCTACGTTTAAGACCCGCCTGTCGAAAAACAGCGGCGAAATAATCATGGCTACGCGCTGGGCAACAGACGATTTGTCGGGGCGCGTAGTGGAGATTACTCCTCGCGCTAAGGTACTCGCCTTTCCTGCTATCAATGAGTCAGGAGAGGCTCTCGTGCCGGACCTGCACCCCAAAGAGAAGCTGCTCGAAACGAAAGCGATCCTTGGGGATTATTTCTGGTCAGCGATGTATCAGCAATCGCCTAAACAGGCTGGCGGATCAATCTTCAAAGATGAGTGGATGCAGTACTACCTGCCAAAAGACCTGCCGGCGAGTTTCGATACGGTTATTCATAGCTGGGATATGACCTTCAAAGACAGCGAAGGTACTGACTATGTCGTCGGGCAGGTCTGGGGGAAGAAGGGCGCAAATTCTTACCTACTCCATCAGGTGAGGGCGCGCATGAGCTTCACTGCAACGCTTAAAGCAGTTAAGAGCATGGCAGAACAGTTCCCTAAGGGGCTTAGAAAGCTTGTCGAGGACAAAGCCAACGGGCCTGCGGTAATCGACTCACTGAAAAGCACGGTTTCTGGTCTCGTCTCTGTAGAGCCGGACGGCAGCAAGGTAGCCCGCGCTCACGCCATCACAGCTGTGTGGGAGGCCGGGAACATATTTCTGCCTCACAAAGACATTGCTCCTTGGATCGTCGACACCGTGGCGGAAATTACCACATTCCCCGTCGGCGCGAATGATGACGTTGTTGACGCCATGACGCAGGGGCTTCGTGACCTGTATCAACGCAAAGAACTCAGCCCACTGGACATCATGTAATGACGAAGAAAAAAATTGTTGGTCGTCTTAGTGATGGCCTGGTCAGCTTAATGACCTCACTCGGCGAGAAGATTGGCGCTGTGCGTTACAGCAGCACGCGGCCTGATGTGCCGGACAAAGAGCTGCTCGCGATGTACAAAAAATCCTGGGTGGTGAAGAAATATATCGATAAGACGGCTGCAGACATGCTCAAACTGCCGCGCGCCTTCTCAGGCGACGTGGACAGCAATCTGGTGCAGCGAATCGAAGACGCGCAGACAGAGCTTCAGCTCAATCAGGTGTTCAATGATGCCCTGAGCTGGGCGTCGCTGATGGGTGACTCACTCATTGTGGCTGTCACTGATTGCTCTGACGAGCTGATCGCCAGCGAGGTCAATCTGCAGGCAGAGGATATCATTAAGTTTCTGGTATTCCGCAAAGGTGAGTACACGCCGGACAGTAACGTCATCACGGATGTCGCTTCCGCTTATTTCGGTGAACCACTGACCTATCAGATCGACATCGGCAAAAAGCAGCTACGGTTTCACCATACCCGGTGCCACCGGACCAAGCTTGGCCGGCACAGCATTAAAGACCGGGCGAAGTTCGGCACCTCTGACCTGCAGGCACCCTATGAGCACATCAAGACGTTCGACACCGCCATCCTGAGTACGGGCGACACCATTCAGGAAGCGAATGTGGACGTGCTGTTTGTACCCGGCATGAACAACCAGATCGCGGCCGGTCAGGAAAATCAGGTGCGTGACTATGCGCGGGTGATGAAAGAAACGAAATCATCAACCGGCCTGTTGTTGATCGACGCAGGCACGCCGGAAGCACAGGGCCGTTATGAGCAGAAAAACGCTCAGTTCGGCGGGCTTTCCGATGTCATCACCAAAATGGCGACCGTTCTGGCCGGTGCGCTCGACAGGCCTATCACGGTGCTGTTCGGGCAGTCTGCCAGCGGGTTCAGCAGCGGGGAAGAGGATAACAAAGCCTATTACGAAACCATCAATGGTATGCAGGAAACACGCCTGCGACCAATGCAGGACTTCGCTGACAGGTTCATCCTTGACCGTCTGGCTGTTACTGAACTCATAACCTACGAATATCCGTCAATCGACAGCATCAACGAAACGGAAGAGGCAACGCGCTTCACTCAGTACGCGACCGGATTCAACACCCTCGTTACCGGCGAGATTCTGACTGAAGAGATTGCTCTGCGGGAGATGATTGCCCGCGGCGTCCTGAAGACAGTAACCGAAGAGGAAATTCAGGGCATCGTCAGCGGTGGTGCAGATTCTGGCTCATGGGGTAACTATGGAATTACAGCAACTCCTGGAGCGAAAGCAGGGCCGCCGGAAGCCACGGCGGCGTAGGATGCGACCGCCCACACCCAGCAAGCGCGCTGAGGTGTGGTACCGGGACCGGCTTTATGAGCTCATCAGCAGCATGACTCAGATCGTCACCGAGGAACTGGAAAAGCCCACGCTTACTGACGCACCAGATGACAACCCGCTTTCAATCACCGCCAGGCTCGCCCGAATCATGCAGCGCCTCGCCAGTATCTCTATCGGCGAGATAGCCAGTCGCATAGCTGCAGGACTTGTCAGGCGCGCCAACCTTCAGAACAAAGAGCAGACGCAACGCACCTACAAAGAAGCCTTTGGTATCGACCTGACAGGAATGCTGGGTGACGGTGCTGTCAGGGAAAAAATGGAGGAGGCGGTACGCGAAAACGTCGACCTGATTACGTCTATCCAGACTGACTTTATCAATGACATCGGGGAAAAGGTGTTTGGCAACCTGCGCGAAGGCGGCCGGAGCGAGAACCTGATCGGCATCATCCAGGAGCGCGGTAACGTCTCTCTGAGCCGCGCACGCTTCATTGCCCGCGACCAGACAGCGAAACTCAACTCACAGCTGACAGAGGCGCGCAGTCAGGCGCTGGGGCTGGATGTTTATGAGTGGAGCGGCACCGGCGATGAGCGCGAGCGTGACAGCCATTTCGCCCTGAACGGCATGCTCTGCAAATACTCCGATCCGACCGTTTATTCAGATGACGGCGGCAAGACATGGAAGAGGCGCAGCAGCATCGGTGCATACGAGGGTAAGCCCGGCGAGGATTACCAGTGCCGATGCCTTTCTCTCCCTTACGTAGCGTGGGAATAAGCCATGACATGGAAACGAACACCGCAGGGGTACGTAATTACCACTGCGACGATAACCCGCGCCGGTCCGATTGAATATTACGGGCATGAGCTGGGGTTAACCGGCAGCGATGCCAACAAGAAGATCACAGTAACCCGCACGCTCGACGAGCTATCCAAACCAGAAACCCTCGCCTCATTCAACGGCCTGCCGTTCACGCTGACGCACCCAGACGATGGCGCAGTGAACGCGAACGACCACAAAGAGAAAGCATCAGGGCACATCGCTAACACCCGTATCAATGGTGATGAGGTGGAATGCGACGTTTTCCTGACTGACTCAGCGGCGATTGAGGCACTGGAAAAGACAGGCATCCGGGAAGTTTCGGTTGGCTATGAGCCCGCAGAGCTGATTGATCGGGGCGGGCAGCTTTACCACATCAACATTCGCGGCAATCACGTCGCGGGCGTGGCAGAGGGGCGTTACGGGCCTCAGTGTAAGTTAAACGACAAAAAAGGTAAGCCGATGTTCAAAACACTAACCGACGCCCTCAGTTTCCTGAAGGGTAAAAAGCTCAAAGACGCAGACGGCGCCAGCCTGACGCCTGATGAGATTGTGGGGATGATTTCCGCACTGGAAAAAGCCCTCGAAGATTTAAACGCTCAGGGCACTGATGAAGCAAACGCTCAGGCTCAGCAGGTTCTGTCTCAGCTTGCAGAGTTGAAAGCGCAACTCGAAGGCATGACTGTTACGCCTCCTGTTGATGCAGATCCAGACACCACCGGCAGCGACGACAAAGACGCGAAAATCACCGCGCTCGAAACCGAAAATTCTGACCTGAAAGACAAGGTGAAGGAGCTGGAAGATAAGCTTGCCGCCATGCAGGCAGACAGCGAAACCGAAACAACGCTGGCAGACGCTAAAACTCGTTTCCCGAAAGTTAATTTTAATGACGCCAAATCAGCCCGCGCTATTCGGTCTGCTGTGCTGCTCAGCACCCATGCTTTTACTGATGCGCAGGTTAAAGCGCTGACTGACAGCGAACTCCGGGCGGCGTACGCAGCGATTCAGGCGACCGCCAAATCACGCAGCAGCATCGGCTCTCACCTGTTTAACGACAATAAGCCCGCTCCAACTAAAACGGCCACCCAGCGCCTCGGAGGTAAATAATCATGGCATTCGGATTCACTGACTGGGACGGTGCAGACGGCACTATCCAACCAGGTTCTATCAAGCGCGCGTCCAGCTCAAACGACAAGGTCTGGGGCGAAGAGAACCTGACCAATACGGCACTGCCGTACGGCACGTTCGTAGCGGTTAACCCGGCAGGCGGCGTTATGCCTCTGGCAGCTGATACGCGCATTCACGGCATCGTGGTACGCGATATTTACGGTGACGCATCACCCGCTAATAAGACGGCCAACATCGGCCACTTCTCACACGGTGACTGTGTTGGGGCGCTGACTGTTGACGGCGTGGACTTCGTGCGCGGCGATACGGCGTACATCGTTCCGACCGGTGCGGATGCTGGCAAGGTTACCAGCGAGGCAACCGGAAACATCGACTTGGGTTACTGGGTTGAAGATGTGAGCGCAGGTAATAAGTGCGTCGCGATCACCCTGGGTTATGTACAGCAGGCAGCGCCGGCAGCGGCGGGAGAATAAGAAATGGCAATGGAAACCGCAGATTTTGAAAACGTACTGCAGGAAGCGCTGACCGAGCGCGATACGACCCTGCAGGAGCGAGAGCTGCCGGAAATCAACATCGGTGAAGCGCTGCCGATCAAAGAGGGTCTGGATTTCGCCCTCGAATACGTTGATTTCGGCGTCTCTAAGGTTGTCGGCTCAGTAAAAGACGGCATCATCGGCAACAAAACCAACAGCCTGAAAACCATCGATAGCGATATCGAATGGATGAAGGCACCTGTCGGGCAGTGGGCCAAAGCCGCCACCTGGACGCAGCAGGAGCTGGAGAAGATCGCCCGCCTGAACATCAGCCTGCAGACCAAAAAGCAGGATGATCTTTACGCTAACGCCCTGGCAACCATTCAGTATGCCGGTTATATCGGCCATCAGGGTGTGAAAGGTCAGGAAGGCCTGCTAACCAGCACCGCCGTCCAGCTAATCACTGACTCGGGAAACAAAACCATTGCGGATATGACCTCTGCTGAGTTCGTTGCGCTGGTGCTTAACGCCTACAACGTTGCATGGAAGAAATCGGGCTACCGCATCCAGCCAACGCACATCGCGATGGACGCCAGTGATTTCATGCTGGCAATGCAGAAGTTCGATCCTAACTCGGCGATTGTTGGCACCGACCTGCTGCCGGTTGCGGCTATGGATCGCATCATGGCGGCGCTGCGTAAAGCATCAGGTAACGAGGCATTCAGCATCACGTTCGTGAAGGTGCCAAGCAACTATGCAGTAGGCATCAAAACAGGCAAGACGCGCATGGCGATTTACACCTATGAGGCGGACTACCTGGAAATGGAAGTTCACATGCCGGAGTTGCTGCCTGTCCGCGCACGTGACCTGCTGACGTATGAGTGCGGTTATCGCTCAGCGTTCGGCGGCGCCATGTGGAAGCAGCCGCAGTCAGCTGTGTACGTGGATTACAAGTCCTCACCGCAGTAACAGAAGGGGGTAGCATGGAATTCACTGAACGTTACCCCGAATTCTACAGCACCGCACCAGCCCGCATCAGCGGCGCTCTTGAAGATGCAGCAAACCAGATGAGCCGCAAAGTGTGGGGTCGCCTGTATGAACAGGGTCAGGCTGCATTAGCGGCTCATCTGCTCTTTGTGTCTGGCGCACTGACAGCCGCCGGTAACTCCAATGGTAACCCGATGAAGACGATCGTCAGCAGGTCCGTTGCCGGCGTTTCTGTCAGCTACTCATCTCCGGATGCCGGGTTTGGTTCAAATCACGATGGCTACGCATCCAGCGGCTACGGGCAGGAATACATCCGCCTGCGCAAGCTGGTAGCCGTGCATGTGCTGGCGATTCGATGAGGGGGCCGCATGACACCGGAAGAAACGCTCAGGGCAACAACTGAGTACCTGAAAAACCTGCAGGCGATGAAGTCTCACCATGTCGCTGTGGGCCTGCCGGCATCAAAGGTGGCGGACAAGAAATATGAAGGCAGCGTGTCAGTCATTGAGGTGGGTGCTGCGCATGAATTCGGCACGGAGCATATCGATGAGCGTTCTTTTCTTCGCGCTCCCTTCACCCTGAAGAAGTCGGAAATAAACCGGGCTATCGAAAGTCAGGTTGCCAGTGTGGGGGCCGGTCAGCGAGACGCAGTCTCGGCTCTTAACCTGATCGGCATCGTTGCCCGCAACATCAGCGTAAAGGCGTTTGAAACCGGCGGTTACGGTACGTGGCCGGACATCAAGGAAGCGACCAAGAAGGCAAAGGGATCGTCCGGGGTGCTGATAGACACAGGCGAGCTGCGGGGCTCTATAACATGGGAGGTTCGCAGTGAGTGATTTATCCGATCTCGATATGACCGATGCGCTCATTGGCTGGGAGCAGCCTGTCAGGCTGAAAACCAGGACGGAGGTCACGGTCGATTTTGTGCCGGTAACCGTCGTCACGGCGCAGGACATCATTGCGGTTGTGCAGAGTGCTAACAAAGAGAACCTGACGCTGGACAGCCTGGACTGGTCGAAAGAGTACCTGCTCATTCATGCGCGCATGGAGATTGAGGTAGGCCAGTTCATCGAAAAGGGCGGCAGAGATTATAAGATCGTTTCGCCCGGTGACTTCATGGACTACGGCTTTTGCTCTGCCATTGCGGAGGAAACCAAACTCCCGTTACTGGTGGCGACGCCATGAAACAACCTCACCTGATAGCCGTGGCCCGCTTTGTGCGTGACCTGCTGAGTTATGACGAGCAGCTCATTAAGTTTGACCGGCAAAACATCATCGATACCGACTTCTCCAGAGGATACATCGTCGTTAATGGCAGCCTGCCGCAGTCCGTCCTTGCCAGAGGCCAGCGATATAACGGCATTGCAGAAGAGATGCGTTACACCGCAGCAGTCAGCCACGGCATTGTGCTGGAGTTCTACGGCGATGATGCTTATGCAAACGCAGAGGCATACCTGATGCTCAGCAGCAGCCAGAAAGGCTGTGAGCTTCGGCGCAAAAATGGCCTGACAATTATGTCGGTATCAAACATCACGGACGTCGGCCAGCTTCTGGGCCAGTCGCACGGTAACCGCGTTCACCTCAGCTTCAACATCCAGTACGCCCCGGCTCGCGATGTGCAGACCCTGCGCATAGATACGCCGCAGTTTAAATTTCTAGAGGACAAGTAAATGCCGGCATCAATTAACAACGTCATTAACGTGACGCTCCTTGAGGAAGGTCGCTCGGCCGCCCGCGACAACATCAACGTCTGCGCCATCATGACAAGCCAGGTTGGCGTGCTGAGCACTGCTGAACGGTGGAGAGCATACAAAACCCCGTCAGCCGTTGAGCAGGACTTTGGCGCATCGTCTGTGACCGCTGCTTTCGCCAACACGTTTTTCGGCACCTCACCGAATCCTGTTTCAGCAGGTGGCACGCTGATTATCGGCTTCTGGAATGCCGCCGGTGAAACGCTGCCGGCCACGTCTGGCCTGCTGCGCGGTGCGGAAATCTCACAGGCCGCCGTGCTACCGGCTCTGCGTCAGGTTGATGACTGGTCGTTCACTGTCGACATTGACGGCACGGCGCATGAAGTCACCGGAATCGACGGCTCTACTGCGGCAACCATCGCGGACGTTGTGGCGCAGATTCAGGCGGCCATCACACCTGAAGTGGCGCTTGTATCATTCGACGGCACGCGCATTGTTATTGCCAGCCCTACTGCAGGGGCTGCGTCAGTCGTAGGTTACGCTGTACCGGCTTCAGAAGGCACGTTTATCGGTGACCTGCTGGCGATCGCGAGCGGATTAGGCGCTGTTAAAACGGATGGCCGAGCAGCGGCGCCGGTAGCGCCAGAAACGCAGCTGGAGGCACTTAGCGCGCTTAAAGCTCAGGTCAACGTCAAGGGTGTCGCTTTCATCGATAAAATCCTTGATGCGCAGACTCCTCTCGTCGCCTCATGGGCCAAAGCAAACGCTGTAATTGTCTATGAGACCTTTACCGGAGACGAAGCACTGCAGGTAGACCCGCTCAATCCTGCGTGGGCTGTAACACTGGCGAGCCAGAGCAACTTCCGCATGCTCTACAGTAAAGCCGGTAACCGCAAGCTGGCCGTAAGCTATATGGCACGCACGCACACGGTTAACTTCAACGGCGAGCGCACGGCTATCACGCTGCACCTCAAAACGCTGAATGTGCCTGCAGAAGATTATTCGCAGACAGAGATTGATAAAGCTAAGCGCGTAGGCCTAGACATCTACACCACGATCAAAGACGTACCATGCGTGCTGACCAGCGGTGCTAACGACTTCGTCGATAACGTCTACAACCTGATGGCCTATGTTGACGCGGTACAGACCGACTCATTTAACCTGCTCAAAACTACCCCGACCAAAGTGCCTCAGACCTACTACGGTGTAGACCAGCTTGAAGACTGCGCAGAGAAAACCACGCGTGGCTTTGTCCGGTCCGGCGTATTCAGTCCGGGCACCTGGACGCTGCCTGATTTCTTCGGTGATCGGGATATGTTCATGCGCAACATTGAGCAGAACGGCTTCTACGTGCTGGCTGGCGACCTTGCTGACCAGTCAACAGCTGACCGGCAGGAGCGTAAATCTCCGGTGCTGCAGATTGCGGTGAAGAACGCCGGCGCCATCCACAGCGAAGACATCATCATCAACTTTAATAAATAAGGGGCGGTAAATGTCTCAGATTGTTGTTAGTGCAGATACCGCCACAATCGTGCTTAACGGGCGGATCATCACGGATATCGCATCAGGCGACTACCTGACGCTTACACCGTCAAACGCCCTTACCAGCCGGGCAAACAGCTCACAAAATGGCGTCACTATTTCAAAGCGCGTTGATTCGGGCGTGCATGTCATGGTGTTCCGGGTGCAGAAGTTTTCAAACGATGATGTCTGGCTTAATCAGCAGCGCAACTCAGCTATCCCGGTGGTGTTTAATGGCTCGATCAAAGAGTCGTTTGTGCGTGATGGCGCCGCTCTGAAAGAGACGTACGATCTGCAGGTCGGCTCAGTAACCACGCAACCTACCCAAACCAAAAACAACCAGGACGTTAACGCACTCATGGAATACACCATTGAGTTCCGCAATGTCGTGCGCAACGTATAAGGCCGGATATGTCGAAAGAACAGCAGAATAAAGCGCTGGAGATGATTAAGGCCGTCTACGATGACGGCTTTGCAGACATCAACGGCAATCGCTACGATTTCGCCAGCATGACGCATAAGAAGCGTCGCAAGGTGTTCGCTTTCTTCACCGGTATTGCCGGCGAGCTTTCACGCCAGTCGATGGAGTTCCTCGATACAGAGCGCTTTGAAGAAATTGAGCGCGTGATGTTCGACTACATCCTTTTTGACGGTATTCAGCTCTCAAAGCAGCCCGATCACTTCGAGAGCTTTGCCGGTGACTACATCCTCCTGATTACTACCGCACTGCAGGTTATCAGCCTGCCTTTTATGGCCGGGAGCAATATGAACTCACCTTCAGAAGCTCCAGGAACGCAGAAGTTTACGTTAAATCCTCGAACATAAGCGACGACATGAGCATGTATCTGGCGCTTTCAAAGGCCGGGTACGGTTCATACAAAGAGCTGATCGAGCTGGATACGCCCGAGCTGTTTGACATGCTTGAGTTTGAGAACATCAGCGCTGATATCCAGCACTACCAGATGGAGAATGCTAAGAATGGCCATAGTCAATGAGCTGATCACCAAATTCGGATTCGTTGGCGACCTGGCTCCGCAGGAAAACTTCAATGCCAATTTGAAAGCATCCATCGGCCTCCTTGCGGGGCTGGGCGCGGCGATTGCCGGATCTGCAGCAGGTATAGCAGGCTGGGTGACCTCTGTAAGCGAGTCAATCGACCCGCTCGTACAGTTCAGTCGGGAGTCTGGTGTCGCAATCGAAACTATCCAGACTCTGGGTTATGCGGCCGAAGTGAACGGGTCAAGCGTGGACGCGCTGCAGGCTTCGCTGGGCGAAATGACAAAGCGCGTAGGGGAGTTTGTTTCAACCGGAGAGGGTGAGGCTAAGGATGTCGCAAGCCGTCTCGGCCTGCAGTTCAAAGACCTCAACGGCCAGGTGAAAACCGCAGACATCATATTCCGCGAGCTGGCTGACAAGCTGCATGGCATGAGCCAGGCAGAAAAGTTCTCAGTGCTGGATAAGATGGGCATCGACCGCTCCATGGTTCAGCTGCTTTCAATGACGGGTAACGAAATTGAAGGCATGCAGGAAAAGGCCCGGGCGCTGGGTATCGTTACGCAGGAACAAGCCGATGCTTTTGCTGATTACAACGACTCGCTGACCACGCTGGGTAAAGGGTTCGATGGGCTGAAGTTTCAGGTGGCGATCGGTTTCGTACCGGTGCTTAAAGAGCTGGTTGAGGGGTTCACTGATTTCCTTATCGCAAACAAGGAGCTGATACAAAATGGGTTGCGTCACTTGGGCGAGATTATCTTCGCAGTTATGGGCATGGTCCGTCGCTTTGCTCCGATTGTAGCCGTCATCACCGCTGGATTTATCGCCTGGCGGATCGCTGCGGTAGGACTGCGTACGGTACTGGCTACAATCTTCTCTCCTGTGGTTCTCATAACCGCCGCCATCGTTGCCATTGTGCTTGTGATTGATGATCTGCTTACTGCGATGGAAGGCGGGCAGAGTGTTATTGCTGACTTCTTCAAAGATAACTGGGGCATAGACATTGTGCCGGGGCTTCTCGCCATCAAAGACACTGTGATGGTCGTAGTGGATTACATCGTTGACTACTTCAAGACGGGAGTAGCAAACATAAAGCTGATGTTCTCCGCTCTATGGAAGCTTCTCACCGGCGATTTCAGAGGTGCATGGAAGGACGTGGTAACGATTTTCGATAATACCGTTGAGCAGCTTAAAAAACCGTTTGTAGCCTTCATTGACTGGGCGAAAAACCTGTTCTCCGGGCTTGGGGATTATATCGGAAACGTGATCAGCAACGCTGCGTCAGGTGCATGGGATGCGACAAAGTCCTTTTTTGGCTTTGGCGAGGCGCAGGAGAGGCCGGTTGTACCTGTGGGGGGCGGATATGGTGGAGCGAATTTCATACCTCAAAGCAATACCGGCATGAATGGCATCCCGTATGGCAATCCGGGCCTGAATGGCAATCTTGCTTACGCGCCGGCAGGCAACGTGAGTAATGTGCAGGTCAGCCAGAGCAATACGATGCACATCAACACGTCAGATCCGATTGTGGCCGGTAACACGGCGGCCGAAGGACTGCAGCAGGGCATGAAGGATGCTAACCGGATGTTCTCAAGGGGTGGCAGGTGATGAGTATTCTCGACGGTTTCACAAGGGCTCAGGAGTCGGGTAAGGCGACGGTCAAAAAAGTCGGCATTGGCGGATTCTCACTGTTCGCCCGCGTCGGGGACACAGTTACTTATCCTTCTCAGATTCCCGTAGATGTCCTGGAGGATGGCAGCAATGCTTCAGACGACATCATCAACGGACCTATACAGGTTCAAATCACCGGCACGGTGGCTGATGTATACGCTGACGCAAAGCCCAATGCAGCATTCAGCCTGCTTCCTGATTATTCGCGTTATGGAGAGGTGATCGAGTACATCCCATCAAAGACTCAGCAGCAGCTTCAGAAAATCAATGAAATTGCTGACCGGGCAGAGCAAAAGATACTTGAGGCAAAGCGCTTGGCTGATAAAGGGGCCGACCTGTTTGGTCTGGTCGGCAACCCTGTCGCCGGCGGCGCGAAGGGGATCAGAGAGCAGTTCGTGGACTTCCTTGAGGCTATCTATTACGGCAAACAGCTCGTTTCTGTTGAGGTGGAGTACCGCACGCACGAAAACATGGCGCTGAACAGTCTGGTTTTCTCAACCGACAACCAGACGATGGAGACAAAATTTCAGGCCGGGTTCACGAAGGTCAACTTCACTCAGCTGACGACGACAGCAATTGAGCAGCAGTTCAAATCACCTTCACCGGCAGCTAAGTCGAAAACAGCGGCTGTTGCCAATAAGGGAACGCAGACTCCTGCTGACAACTCGAAGTCGTCCTCATCATCAAATGCTGCAGGCCAGTCAAAATCAATCGCTAAAGCGGTAGGCGATGCAATTTTCGGTAAATGACCATGGATAAAATTTCCAATGTAACTGATGAACCTGTTCAGCGGCACGTGCTGCTATTCGAGCGGGGAGAGGCTGTTTTGATCCTTCGCCACCTGCCGACGGTTGAGATGTGGAAAGTGAGGGTGGAATATCAGGGTGATTTTATCGGCGGGATTAAACTTTCGCTTGGGACGCTCCATTTCCGGCACAAGAACTGGCCTTTCGACATAGCGCTTCTCTGCACCGATAACACCGGGCTTGACCCATACAGAGCAGATGATTTTGCCAGTGGGCGCATTGAACTCTATATGGTGACGCCGCAAGAGATGATTCAGATACGCGGGGGAGACGTACCGTAATGGAAACTTTCTATCGCGATTACCGGCTTACTGTTGGGTTGGGTAATCAGGCAGTAATTATTGAGCCGCCGATGTCAGTGTCCTTTAAAGCGCTTGAGTCGGTAGATAAGAAGTCGCTGGGTAAACTAACGGTATCCATCAATGGGCTCAGGCCTTCCACCCGGCTGCAGCTCATAAAGGCTGAGGATGACCCTAAATACATACCTGTGCGGCTTGAAGTTGGATATGACGGCAAACTGCGTCAGGTTTTTCAGGGGTCGGTAAAAAGTGGCGCAGTGAAACGTGAGGGTGCCATTCATGTTGTCAGCCTGGAGTGTGAAGATGGCGGGCATGATTATATCAACGCCTTTACATCCCGAACGGTGCGCGGCAAAGAACAGGTGGTTGACTCAGTTTTGCTGGATATGCCGAACACAAAAAAGGGTTCAGTTACAGCTCAGCAGCAGCTGATAAGGCCAAAGGTGCTTGTTGGTAGTTCAAGTAAAATCATCTCTGACATGCTTTCCCCGGATGAAAGCTTCTTCATTAAAGACGAGCGCGTTCATATCCTCAAATCCAGCGAGGTAATGTCAGGGAACATCCCTGTGGTTAATGCCCGCAGCGGGTTACTCAATACCCCGCAATTCACAAAAGGTAGCGCGCAGGCAGACGGTGATCAGCAAAAGCCTGTGGCGACTAACGCGCCTGATACTGATCCGGCCAGCAACAAAGATAAAGTTGACTCAAGCACCCTGGTGTTGCAGGAAAAAGGGCAGGTAGTTTTTGACACAAAGCTCAATCCAATGCTGACAATCGGCGGCCTATGTGCGCTGGCGAGCGTTACAAACCCTGCGCTGAATGGCGTGTACAAAATCTATCAGATTGAAACCAGTGGGCAGTATACTGGCAATGCCTGGCTGCAAAAGGTTACAGCAAGGCCTGCAGGAAATTACAAGGTGATTGCTTAACTTTATTTATGTAAGCAGCAATTACAAATTGAAACACTGCTGCAAAGTGGTATTATCTGAATCTCTTTGCAAAGGAGCTGTTTAAGAAATGTCTTATATCGATTCTAATTTAATCGGAAGTGAGCAAGTGCTTTACCGTGGTAAGGTTACCTTGCTTGCATGGATCCCATGGGTGATATGGGGTTTGATCCTGGCTATGTTTACTGCTGGGATAGGCTTACTTCTTCTGCCACTGGGTTATTTTGTTCTTCGTTCAAACGAAGCTGGCATTACCAATAAGCGCCTGATTGCAAAAGCAGGCCTTATCAAACGCGACACAGTAGAGATCCCAATTAAAAAGGTATCAAGCCTTCAAATTAAGCAGGGTATCGCTGGCCGTCTTTTTGGATATGGCTCTTTAGTGATAAGCGACACAGGTTCATCTCATGCTCCTATCCGCTTCATCAAAGATCCGATGAGATTTCGTCAGCGTTTCTTTGAAGCTCAAGAAGAAGCAGAAAAAGTCTGAATCAAATATAGAAAACCTAACCCGCTTCGGCGGGTTTTTTTATGGGCGGAATTCATGGCAGAAGAACTTCACGAAACCATAGAAGCGGGGGTAGGATTTGCGCTGGCCGATGTTCACACAATTGTCGTTGCAAAGATAACGGCTGTAAATGAAAAGACGATTAGCTGCCGGCCTGTAATAAGCCGGGTTGTAAAAGAGCAGGCAATATCTCTGCCTGAGTTTATTGAAGTTCCTCCCGTAATAATTCAGGGCGGCGGCAGTTATATCGCAGAGCCCATAGCTGCGGGGGATTACTGCCTCGTTCTCATATCTGAGCGCTGTTATGACGCCTGGTATGCAGGCAGTGATTTTGTTCCCCCCCTTGAAATGCGCATGCATGATTACTCGGATGGCTTCGCCATGTGCGGCATTAATCCACAGTCATCCGCTATCGCTATACCTACGGCCCGGCGCCTGATACAGGGGGATAGTGACCACTCTGGATCGATGTTTCTCACTGG